ATTTATCCATAGGCCAGTTTACAAAATTTTGTACGGCATCTAACGCTTCCTCAGCTAGCCAGTAGCGGAAGTTATGTTTCATTTGAGCAGTGGTACGCCATTCATCCCATTCTTCGCTAGTTGCCGCACCCAATTTATTAGTGCCGCGAAGCCAGTCTGCAAATTTTGTACACGACCAATAATTTCTCATACTTCTACCTTATCTATTCCGTAAAAACTTTGGAATGGTATTTTATATACCGCAAATCTCAATGCCTCGCCCACAGTATCGAAATACCTTACTTTTAGCTGTCCTGTTGTTGCATAAAATCTTAACTTATACATCTTTTACTTTTACATATTCTGCAAGATTTGGAGGAGTCCAACCGTCTGGTTTTAATACTTTGCCATCTTCACGTTTATTTACTTTGCCTGTCTCTTTATCAATCTTGGCAAAATTAGTACGCATAACTTCTTTCCAAGCACCTTCTGCATCTGCACCCAGACTATGTGTTGCGCCAATAGTAACAACTAAGATATCAATCAGTGCATCTAATGTTTCAACTGGATCGCTATTAGCGATAGCTACAGCAAGTTCTTTAGCTTCTTCTTCAATTAGACGCAAATACAAATTGAATTGCTCTGCATTAAATTCGCCTACAGTTTGATCGCAGGCTTTCATAAATTTTGATTGATCCCTAAACGGATTCATACTATTTTTCCTTTTTTCTATTTGCTTGTGCTAATCTACGTGCTTCTGACCAGGGTTTTAATGTATAAGTAGATCATACAAGTACTTATCACCGAAATGCGTTAGTCATATTGTTTCCTTTAATTTTGTAGTTTTTTCAATCACGTCATCGTCAGTACAACTAACCGGACGGCCGTGATCATCTAAAAACGTAGTACCCCATATTTTATTACCTTGTTGGAATTCAACATACACTTGTCCGTAAGCGCAAAACCTGCGGGTGTGGGTATCGTCTCCCAACGTAAAAGTATCTTGAAATGGCCACAGAACAAACACTACTACTAGTGCTGCTAAGAACCAAAATACCTGTCTAAACTTTGTCCAGTTAAATTTTTTCACCAGCTACAAATCCTCTAAATCCTTTGAAGCGAGGGAATCGTAAACTATAGGATCCGTCTTGATTTTGTGTTACAGCATCGGCACGAACTTCAACTATCTGTCCGTCAACTCTGCAACTCCAAAAATCATCACGTTGTTCATCGGTAAATCCACTACCAACATTAACCCGAATCAACTTACCATCGTCTATACCTTCGCATACCAACGCACCCATCTTGCCTACATTCTTACCCGTGCCTTCTTCAGTATCGATTACTGTGAGACTAACTTCAATAAATGGTTTCAATTTTAACCAAGCAACACTACGCTTACATTCGTACGAAGCATCTGGATCTTTAATCATAATACCTTCGTAACCACCAGCAATGGCCTGTGCGTTGATTTCTTTGAAACGCTTTTGGCCTTCTTCGGTATCCAAATCAACCAACTCGTTTTCTAAAGCTGTCACATTGGGCAATAGATCTTTATTTGTTGCTACCCAAAATTTAACCATCTCACTACGAGTTTCTTGATCCTTATTATAGATACCTTTTTCAAAATCTTCCAAAGGCAACACATCGAACAAATTAAGTACAGCATCTTCACTTTGAACATCGCTCTTGCGATGCACTTGTTTCATCAAATCTTGGAAACTGCTAGACATAATCTCACCGTCTAGAACTACGTCCATACTCTTGCTAGAACCTTTTTGTTTAATTACAGAGCTAATTTGTTCTACAATATGTGGAAAATTGTTAAGCTCTTTGCCGTTACGACTAAACATATCAACACGACCGTCGGCACGGACAACTGTAATAACTCGTACTCCGTCAAGTTTGACTTCGATAAGTTTCTTTCCAGATACCTTAGTCTCGTGATTAGCGGAATCGTGAGCAAGCTGGCACCCAAAAACAGGAATAGCATAGTCAGCATATTTCTTCTCTACTACTTTGTTGATTGTTTTTTCGCTTACACCACAGCGTAAGTCTTTAATTAAAATTCTACGATACCATCCATTCCACTCTGCCTTAGTGGCACTTTTCATCATCGTTTGAATCATATCACGTGCTGTATTACCGGTGACATTACGAGTGACAAAGCCAGTAAGAGCGAGAGTAAAACTATCCCAAGGTAAGCCAGGGCCGTCTTCATCATTCTTCTCCGGTATTTGTTTAAGTCCAAAAGTGATCATTGGGTCTAGCGCAAGGCGACAACCTTCGAAGAATTCATCACACCCTTCCTGGGCAATCTGTTCGATAATAGCTTCTTTGTTAAGACGACTTGGATGACTTTCCAAACTCCAGATATGACTAGCGCAAACACTCATATTGACTCCAATGATTAACTGTACAAGTGTATATTATACAGAGTAATTATCAGTATGTCAAGTGGTTTGTGGTCTTAAATGGCTTGCCTTCATAGGCATTTTCCAATTGGCGCATAATCAAATTTTTCATTCTGCGTATAATCGGATGATTGTGATCCCAATTGAATGTTTTTAAATAATCACCCCAAGTGGAACTCTTGTGTCTGCGACACTGGTTTGAATCTAAGTAATGAAGAATTTCTGTTGGAGCATACCCAAAACGATCAATCAATTCACAGGCTGTATTAAAAGCGTGAGCACCCATTTCGTCCGTGTCGCCATAGTATTCTTGTTGTTTGCGCTCTTTGGTTAACTCTGCTGTGCTTTGATAGCCAGGAATTGATTTAAAGTTCCTAGCACGGAATTGTCGCATATGGACTATTTCGTGTAGCACAACATCTGCAAACCGAACAGCCATACGTTTAAAACGATGGTGCGTTAGTTTTAATTTAGAGTCCGTAGGATTATAGTTAAAATTAACTTCAATTGCGGGCTTGCCAACTTTGTCCAAAAGGCTGTAGTAAACACCGCCCATAAACACAAACCCTTTGGTAGTGGGTGCGTGTATACATTTTTTTAACTTGACGGGCAAGTGTGCTTTGATATGTTTATTGATCCGTTTTTGTATTTGGTTAGGAGATAGCTCTTTTCCTACGATTTCACCGTTAAGTGAATAGAATAAAGAATACAAGGTACTTCTATCAAGTTTTGACCAATCAAACGGTATTTGGGCCATAGTACACTCCTAGACATAGCTATTTATAGTATACTACGGCCAACCATTATATACGCACTTTATTGGTATTTTTGTTCAAATACTGTTTTTCAAGATAAATATTATTATGAAGACTTTTAAAGAATATCTAACCGAAACAGTTCAATTAAATGAATACGATATGGTTCCTCCAGGATGGGACCAGTTTCAAAATGGTAAAAAAGTTGATCCGCCTAAGGGCAACTATCGAGAAGTGCCTAGCCCGGATCCAAAATCACCGGGTGAAACTTGGTTATTGCTTAGACCAGCACCACCGACAAATTTACCTTATAACCCTGTAGCACCAATTTATTGGCAACCTCTTCCACCGGGGAAAGGTGGTGTTCCGAGTCCACAAATTGGCGATGACAGAATGGGTACAATAAACACTCGACATCTTGACAAAAATGGAATGATAGCAGATCCAGAGGAAGTAAGTCGTTGGTTAAAGACTTTACCACAATCGGAATTTGATGACTATATGTCAAAAGCCGGCGGCGGCGAAACAAGATGGGTGTACGCAAACAATCCAAACTATAAAGGTACTTCTGCTGGTAAATTAGGATCAAAAGCAGCTGATCCAAAAGTTCTAGCATTACAACAACGTATACTTGCCAAAGATCCTAAAGCATTGCCTAAATTCGGTGCTGACGGGCAAATGGGTTCCGAAACACGAGCCGCTATGAAAAGACTAGGGATTAAAGAATCCCTAGAATTACAACGCATATTAGATATAGTTAAGTTTTGATTACTGACGTTTTGTAATAATCTCGTCGATTAAACCAAAGTCTAATGCTTCTTCTGCACTCATAAAGTTGTCCCGTTCCATAGCGTTATAAAACTCTTCAAAAGTCTTGCCCTTGCTATTATGGTTAACGTAGATCTGGGTAAGATTTTGTTTCATCTTCAAAATCTCTTTTACTTGGATTTCCATATCTGTAGCCTGTCCACCAGCGCCGCCACTAGGTTGGTGAATCATATGGCGAGCATTTGGAAGCATTTTCCGTTTGCCAGGAGCCCCAGCGGTAGCAAGCAAAGAACCCATACTACAGGCTTGACCCATTACAATAGTCGAAACATCGGGCTTAATAAATTGTATAGTGTCGTATATAGCCATACCAGCAGTAACAACGCCCCCAGGGGAATTAATAAAGAAATTAATGTCTTCATTACCTTGACTCTCCAAAAATAGTAGTTGTGCTACAATTAAACTTGCTGAATGTTCATTTACATCTGTATCCAGCATAACAATACGGTCCTTGAGCAAGCGACTGTAAATGTCATAACTGCGTTCTCCGCGAGCTTCTTGCTCGATTACCATTGGTACTAAATTTGGCATTGTTATCCTTTAATATGTGATTTGTCGTATGTTTTAGCAAAAATATCTTTCTTCACCACACCATAATCACCTGGACCGTGACGTACAATGTAGTCCTCACCTGCTTTATAATTTAAATCTCCCCAAGATGCCTTTACCACACCATCGTGGTCTGCCAGTTTGGCGTGTTTATGTATCTTCTTAGGAGTAGCAGTACCGTCACCGTTATCGTCATAATATTCGGCAAACTTTTTTGGATCCACTGGATACTGTTCACCTTTTGGACCTGTAATGATTTTATGTCCAGCTTGATAATCTACTGGGCCTTCAAGTGTATCAACTGTACCACTAGCAATAGCGGTTTTATAATGGATAGGTGTGGGATGCTTGAATGTTTTGAATGATCCTTTCTTGAACCATTCGTCTGTAATACCTTGCATAGATTCTATAATGTTTATAAATTCTCTAATCATTCTTTTTCCTCGATGCCTTCATATTCGGCAAGTTGTTTTTTAAATGTTTCTAATTGTTCGATCAAATTAGTAACACCGCCATAGTTCATACTAATAGCACTATAGCCCATTTTAAACTCTAGTCTATTATCACTGTTCATTCCTAATGTGTAATAGGTAACTGGAGGCTTCTTAGGTTCAGGAGGAGGCTCTACCAATTTTGGGGCCGGCGCAGGAAACGGTACTACATTTTTGGGCATTTTGTTCTTCTTAAACAAATCAAACATATGATTCTCTTTCATATTAAGCCAGCGAGCCAGCGGATTACATACTAACGGTAAAGCTACCATAACAAGCCATACTAACTCTACAAGCATAGTATAGTCTCTGTAAGGACTAAGAGCAACCAATACGGTTACACTAAGATAAAGAAGACCGCTCCAGAAGAGCCAATGTCCTCCGGTGCGGTCAAACAATTTCATATTACTTGCCCAAGTTCAAGAATGGAACTGCGCCACTTGCCATTGTACTAGGCAACTTGCCGTCCCACTTTTCAATTGCCTGTAACTGAACATATTGTGCGCCACCGTTAGATTGGATAGCCGCCGCTTGGATAGCAATAGCCTTAGCTTCACCATCTGCTTGAGCAATACGTTGTTCAGCTTCTACTTTGATACGAGCCAAGTCTTGTTCAGCCTTTTGCTTGTTCTGTGTAGCAATAACTTTCTGTTCAACCGCCGCTTGATACTCAGCACTGAATCCAAAGTTAACCAAACTGATTTCACTAATGTCCAATCCGTACTTGCCTACTTTATTTTGTAGTTCAGTATGGATAGCAGAGCTAACTTCGTCACGTTTGGTTACCAATTCTTCACTGTTATAGTGAGCAGTGGTAGCTTTGAATGATTCATTAATGGCTGGCAACAGGATCTTGTTTTCCAAATCTAGTCCAAACTCTTTGTACATAGTAGCCGCTTTGGCGCCATCGATACGATAGTTAACCACAATGTCTGTATGCACGACCTGCAAGTCTTTAGTACCTGCTTGAGCACCTTTCAAGTCCGCTTTTACAACACGAACTTCAACTTCCTTAACCTGACTGATTGGGTTTACAAAATGCAAACCTTCACTCAGTGTTTCTGGATTAACAGTTCCTAGCGTAACCTGTACACCAATGTAACCTGCTGGTACGATTGTAAATGACTCAAATGCTGTAAACAAGATTACAGGCAACAAAGACAATACCCAAAGACGTTTGAGCATACTTGGATGTGCTTTGATGCTATCTGTATCTTCCTTGTAACGCTGTGCCCGCTCAATAGCGTTTTCATAATTGGTTTTGTTGTTGTAATCAATCAGGCCAAGGCCCACTAAGACTACAATACCAAGTAATACTCCGAGAACGATTGTGAACATATTTTTCCTTAGTTAAGTTCTTTGAATGCTTGTTCTTGGCGACTAGCCGCAAACTCACGTTGTTTAGCTTCTTCTTTTGCACGGCGCAAAATGTTAGCATCACCTGTAGGCAAGGCAACTAGCACGTATACACGGAAACGAGTTCCTTCTGCTACACGTTTGATTTCTTTAACTTCAACACCTGTAAGATCTACGGTTGAACAACTGGTACGCATAGCCATTTCTGACATTTCTGTACTTGCACGTTCGCTATCTGTACGATAGATTTTTGTACGCTGACTTACAGTACCACCTGCGGCCATACAAATCTTGCCATAAGCATCTGCTTTAGCTTTGATATCGGCCATACTAAAGTCTGCACTAACAGCTGATCCAGCTTCGTAGACAGCACTATTACTCAGTGGTGGTTGCGACATCCACTTAGGTGCTTGGTCAATAGCTTTGTTAACATAACGTTCTTGACGTTCGCGAACATCATCAGCTCGGCGCTCGTAAGCATCTTTGGTTGTACCACAAGCCGCTAGAATAGCAACAATAGGAACTAGCAATAAAATCTTTTTCATTATTTTCCACCCATCTTTTCTTTTGTCCATTCTGCGGACGATTGAATATCCTTACCTACGCCTGCTACAGTTGAGCAAGCGGCAAGGGCTGAAACTAAAATAAGTAATGCTAAGGTTTTCATTTTGCCAACTCCGTTGATTGAGTTTTAACTGTATCTACGCCTTTGTCAAGCATACGAGCGATGCCGGAAAACCCAACTGTTGCTAGTATCAATCCAAAGATAGTGCCTGCGATAAATGCCTTCATAATACGCCTTTCTGTGTGTGTGTGTTTGTATGTGTTAATTATATACTAGGTACATCAAAGTGTCAACGTTCAGCTTTGCCAATTGTGTCGTGATATTGGCATTGTATATTAGCTTCGCTTTTGAATTTGCCACCCAAATCTAACAGTAGATTCTTACGGGCACGTTCACGAGCATAATAGCATACACTGGCCATTTGTTCCAACCCTGTTTCAGTTTCTTCCAAATGGTAAGTTTTGCCATCTACCTCGATATCGAATCGAACTGTACATTCGTTTTTATAACCAAACTCAAATTCTTCTTTTACCAAATTTCGAATTGGACTAACTTGATGCTCAGTAACCAATTTGCTACTAGTATCCACATTACAGCCGTCCGGCCCAAATTGTTTTGGAGCCTCGGGCTGTGTTTGAGCGACTGGGGTAGCCGGCGGTTGATCGCAAGCCGTTAGTAATAATGCGGAAAGCAATAACGCATACTTCATTGGGTACTTTCTAATTTGTTACAATACAAGTATTATAACAGAACTATCGGTACTTGTCATCCAATTCGACGCTCGAAAGTCCAGCAATGGTTTGGAACTTTTCAAATGCTTTCTTAGCGGCAGGATTCTTATCCAACTCACTATTAGGGAGAACTGCTTCTAACCAAATTTCCGGACGACGAGCAGGATGTGCGCCAAACTTACGAGGCTGGTGCAACTTGCCAGATTCCCAAAGTTCTATGCTGATACTACGGAATTGATCCTCGTCGTGGTAACCAGCCCATTCTGGATTGCTTTGGCTAAAGAGTCCACGGCTGTAAGTCAGATCGCTACCACCGCCGTAACCGATCCAAATGCCTTCCCACTGTTTGTCATCGTGTGGGTCAAAATCCGTACGAGTGATCAATATCAATACATCTGCAATATCCACCTTGCCGTCTACAATATCTCTGACACAACGGCTATAACTAAGTCCAATTTTCATTTTATCTTCCAGTCTGTGTTTTGCTTACTGTAGGGCCGTCACTAATAAAATCCATACCAGCACTACGACCTTCGTACATACGACCATTCCAGGTCATCATTATCTTAACTGATTTGTTCATTACTACAGTGAGATTACGCCCTTCGTTGAAAGACATAATCTCTCCTGTTACTTCTCTACCACTAGCAACCTGCTTAATGGTACACGTATCACTGTGCCGTGTTATTGTTGCCATTACTGGCCTCCAATTCTTCGATACGAGCCTGTAATTGTACAACAGCTTGTTCTAGCTTGTCAATATGTTCTGCAACACGTTCCATAAACTCAGCTGTGTTAGCACCTGTGGTGCGTAGCATCTCTGGGACGCTTGGCGGTGTCAAATTTTCACTCATTTAAATCTCCAATAAAATATTAGGGTTCCAGTCTGTGTCTTCACTGTAGCCTTCGTTTTCATAACCACGTGGGTTACACACAATTCTAGTTTCACCAATCATATAATCAAATGGATGATGAGTATGTCCGTGTGTCCATAAGACAATCTGCGGATGATCCAAAATAAACTCACTCAGGTCACTGTGGTATCCACCGTTCATCAATGTTTCGTGAGCATAGCTCGGATGTACGCTTTGAAAACTAGGGCTGTGATGTCCAACTACAACACACTTTTTGTCCTTGTTTTGCTCTACAACAATCTTGATGTAGGCTAGAGTCTTGTCGTGACGAACGGCAACATCCAACGCACTCATAGGAGCATAGCTTCTAAAATCGTTACGGATGATACGGAAATCGTTCATCATACCTTCAATGGCGTGCATTGTGAGCGGATCACGTTTGTTCATATTAGTCCAAAGTGTTCCACCTACAAACACAACATCGTCGATGATCTTAGTGTCCTGCTCCAACATATAAATGTTAGGAAATTTAGCGCACTCGTCACGCATATAGTCAATACCAGCGTAGAACTTTCCATTATAGAATTCGTGATTACCCATAATGTAAATGACGTGTGGGAACTGGAAGCTACAACGTTTGAAAAAATCACGGAACCTTTGAGCACGTTCTTGTCTACGACCCAAGCCGGTGCCTGCGGCAATAGCCCGTTGATCGGCAGTATTGCTCACCTCAGGATGGTCGTGGAGATCCTGTGCGATCATAATGTCGCCGCCTAAGATCAACACATCATAGTTGTCGTCGTTCTGAATGTTGATGTCACTGAACTCCAAATGGAGATCGCTAACTAATTTGATT